GCCGTTCCTGCCTCATCGCCTACGACCACGTTGTAGTTACCGCCAGAGGCTATTGCATCACCTGCATTGACGCCAAGGCGTAGGTTGGATGTACCTGCTGTGTTTGTAACAAAGTCTGCACCTGTGCCGATATGAACACTATCGTTTCCGCCATCAACAAACAGAGCATCTGTTACACCATTTGATTCAACACGAAAGTCTACGTCAGCAGAGCCTTCATTAAATACTGCACCGCCATTAGCTGTCAGGACGCCTGTTATACTAGCAGTCTCATCAATATCAAGAACATCAATGTGTGCTGTACCGTCAATGAACAAGTCCTTAAACTCTAAGGATGCTGTACCTAAGTCCAGCGTATTGTCAGTCTTAGGTTTAACTAAAGCAGCAGTAACAACAAGATCTTGTGCAGGGCCAACCACAGTAACAGGACCACCTTCAGCAGCAGTACCATCGTGTGTGTGACCCGCTGTTGCTAGTGCAGCTGCGACTGCATCAAATTCACCATCTAAGTCTGAAGCGTTGATGACGTTACCATCGGCAATGTTATTGGCCGAATCGTTTCTTACATAACCTGTACCCATGATATTTTACCTTCTTGTGTTTAAACCAAATTCAAGCGTAACTGCGTCAAGCGAGAACGGTGGATCAGTACTGTTGGTCTCAAATTGTATGGATGCTGTAAAGCCTGACCCTACTAATTGAGTGTCGAAAAGAGTTAAAAGTTTGTCACTAAATACTGCTGTTGATCCATAGGTAGCTGCGCCATAAAATGCAACCTCACCTGTGTTATTATCAAAGAGTATGTTAGTAGGTTGTACTGTACCCTTTTGGTTAAAGTCTAGTTTAAGGCTCATGTCGAATGATACACTACCTTGAGGGTCTGTGTAAAGTAAAGCCTTATAGAATGTCTTACGTATTCTTGCGTCATTAACTGGCGTGTAAGGTGTGGCAAAAGTAGTCTGTATAGCTAGTCCATCAAAGCTGTTACCACTCTCCATCCGATATAAGTAACCATCATCATTAGCAAACACAATAGTTTCTGCGTTCTGAAAGAACCTGCTTGCGGATGTATAGGCACGTATACCTCTTAACTCTGCCCAAGCCATACCTTCACCACCTTGGCCTGAAAACTGTGTACCAAGAATACCTTGAGAACTTTTTTGTGAAGTATTTGTATTATAACCAAACAATCTATACTGCGACTTCTCACGTATTACTACACTTGAGAAAGATGTATTACTGGATAAGAAGTTAGTAAACTCACTCTGAATAGTTTTAGACACGACAGCCAAACCAAAGTCACCGATACGATCTGTTCCACTTAAAAGTCTAAGGCCATCAGGCCCAAGGAACATTACATCTCCACCAATTTCTTGTATAGTATCTGTATCGACACAACCAAGGTCTATTGTTATTGGTTTTAACTGAAAGTCTGCGATAGTGTTACCAGTTAACTGAAGTATAGCTGACTCAGTAAAGATTATTAACTGCTCTCTAAAGACAATCAATCCAGTTATTGTACCCCCTACTAACACTGTACCAGCACCTGAAGCTGCTGTAAAGTTGTTATCTGTAAATGGGGCAGTAAAAGTTAACGAGCTTCCTGTACCAAAGAACAACTGGTTCTTAAAGCTTACTACAAAGCCTGCGCCTGTAACGTCCGTAGGGGCTTCGTCTAAGCGAGTAAAGGTAGTGCTATCTAATAGTACTGGAACGTTGATACCATCAACTATAGCCATTTTCTCTACGCCTGAGAAGTTGTATCTAGCCATCCTAGTTTTAACTACTAGGCCATCTCTTGCTGTAGACAAGAAAGTAACTACTGCATTATCAGCGGGTGAAGCGGCTAGGTTTGGACTAATAGCTAAGTCTGAACCGCCAGAAGACACTGATGCATCTCCGGTGACTGTATATGTAAGATCAACTCCTGCAATCTTAAATACGTCACCTAATTGTGGTGCACTGGTTAATCCGTCTACTGCTAGTTCTGCACCTGATTCTGATCCGCCGTTTACAAGTACTGTACCATAGCTAGGTACGTTGATGTGTACCATAGAACCACTTGCTACTTTAAATAAATCAGCATTCCTAGATACTATTACGTTATCAATAAATACACCCACACCCGTGATAAGATGTTTAGTTACTGTAGAAGTAAATGTAACTGCAGCAGCATTGGCTGGTTGAGAGGCCTTGGCTGTTGTAAGTGCTAAGGTAACTCTGTTGTTTGTTGCATCAAAGGTCACGCCACCTGAAGCAATAGTATACGTACCTGAAACACCAGCTATTGTTAATGTGTCTCCAACCTCTGGTGTTTTATGGATGTTACCAAGTACAAGGGCTGTTGTCGTGCCTTGGCTTCCTCCATGAACTACTGGCTGGCCATAGGGAGGTATAGTAGTACTGTTGTACTTGCTGTAGCCTTCAATCCTACGGTAGCCACCACGAACAGAGGGCTCGAAGTTTCTAAGTATACGAGCAGAGCCGGGTGAGTTAATACCCTGCTGCAACGGACTCATGTTAGTAACAAGTCCACCCTTAAATTCTATAGGGTATGTTTGGCGTGTAGTTGCCATATATTAAGTCACCCCAGCGGAAGTTACGGAAGATCCTGTGCGTGTAATAACAGTAGACCTCACATAGTCGTATCTATTAATGTAAAGACTACGCATACTTTTAATCTCACTCTCAAACCGTTGTTGCATGAGGGATGCCTCTTGTGTCTCACCCCTAAACATGTAAGCATAGTGCATGGCACCATCTACTAAGATATGCCTAAACTGTTCTGGTACAGTAGGTACGTCTGTTGGATTAAATAGATTTATAGGAAGCCTATAGTATTCGTATACGACTTCGTAAGCTTTATCTGGTGCAGGAACAAAGCCAAACTCTAAGCTAGGTGTCCTGAACACACTGCGAGGCAAAGAACGTGTATTATCTGATGTATTATATTCTGCGTCTACGTGCCTGTCTAGATACTCTTCATAAGAAAGAATAGATAAGCGCCTTGTTTCATTACCTAGCGTGGCATCCCGTTTAATACGGAAACTATTAATTGATAGCGTCTTAGCATCTGATGGGTAGGCGTATCTTACTGTACCTGCAGTCAGTGTTTCTTCTGCCTCTACATGATTAAAGGGCCATTCATATTCATGCTGGTTTACAAAACGTATAGCTGAGTTTATAGAATCTTTTATCATACTATACTCGCCTACAGCAGAAGCAAAGTTATCTGATGTAAGTTCTACTTCATTAAGCCTACGGTTAATATCATTAACTAACCCGATATAATCATATGCCATCTATCGTTCCTTTATTCGTAGCTTAACACTACGCTCTGCTTGACTGCCTGTGCTATCAATCATCCTACAAAAGAAAGTGTATTCTGCATTGTTTGTACCGCCACCAATATTAATAGTAGCTACTGTACTAGTGTTAGACTGAGATACGTTTTGTATGCTGTCTGTTACCGCACTGTCCGAAGCAGTTGTAAGTGTCTCGCCTGAAGCTAGTACAGTCTTAGTACTATAGGTGTTAGACTTGACGTGCCATACAACACTAGTTATAGTTGCACTAACAAGGAAGCGTGACCAATCTACACTGTAGTCTAACTGTTCATCAGGGTCTTTAACTGGCCAACGAAAACTCATGTATTAATCCTCAGTTGCATGTACAGTTCTATCTGCAGATGTTGATTGTCTCTCTATTATAACTGATCTACTTTCACCAGCTATAAGAATTGTTCTTTCTGCTACTGTTGACATTACGCTGCCCTTGGAATAGTTATGGAACGTCTTCTACTGTATTGCTCTCGTACAGAGTTAAAGTCAAAGGCTACTGCAATGGGAGTTACTGTACCTATTGTTCCTGTAACTCCTGCAGAAACTATAATCTCTGAAACATGTATTGTACTTATAGAACCTACTTGCCCTGTAGCAGTTACTGCTGTGATATTGGGCGTAACACCTGCGCCAACAGAGCCTACAAAGCCTGTACCTACTACAGTAAATATACCCTCTAAAGCATCTATAGTTATTTGGCCAAGAGATACAGTTGAGGCTACACCAGATATCTCTGCTTTAATGTTTGGCTGTAAAGAACCTACACTGCCTGTACCTACCGTAGTAGCAGTAAGACGTATTCCAATGTCAACTTCAAAGCCACCTATCTCAGGGGGCTCCACTTGACCCGTACCTGAAACACCAGTTATAACTTTTACTGGGCTAAGAGAACCAAATACAGCAGCACCAAAAGTACCTGTGCCATATAAACCATCGTTAGCACCGTAAATAGCCATAGTTTAAGCTATTCTAATTATAGTAGTACTGGCTCCGACTGAAGGGAACTCAATAGTTAAGTCACCCGCAACAGCCGTTACAGATCCGCCAAAGTCAATTACACAGATAGCTGAGTTAGA